TTTTTATTTGGTGCTCGAATAATATATCCATATTTTCTGATGATATCATGATCTGATTTTCCACTGGTATTACGAGCGCTTCCGGCAGCATCCGGATAAATAATGATTTTAAATCCTGTATATTTTTCTTTCAATAGTTCGCAAACTTCTTGAGTGTCGTATGCATTGGCAATTTCATCAACAGCATATTTAAACTGATGATCCATGACATGAACCACAGCATTCATTTTTGTAATGTTAAAATCCATTCCGACATGCAGCACATCACCTTTTTCAACAACCCTATGAGTTGCGTTTTTGATACGGTCATAATTTCTGTAAACATTTCCGGAAGTAAGGTTAACAAATTCACCGTTCAAATAAGCTTCTAACTGCTGAGGTGAATAAATAGCTTCTAGTGTTTTAATATATTCCGGAGGCAGGAAAGGATTATCTTTAGTTTTCGCTCGAATTATTATTCTGCTATCACCTTTTTCTTTTACGAAAAAGTTATAAGCCCATTTGAAGCCTTCCGGAGTTCCAACCACATCAGTGCAGTTAAAATCTGCATTTGGCAAAACAGATCTATTTCGTCCGGTCACCATTGCGAATACTTCAGACATCTTAATCGTTGGTAATATATCTGTCTCATCAACCAAAGAATATCCGACTTCATAACCAACAATTGATGCCGGATTATCCATTGAACGTAATATTATTGTTCCGTAAGGAGTGATGATCTCTTTATCTGATCTATTCAGTTTAAATTCAATATTGAGTTTTTGAAGTAATCCCGAGAATTTCGGGAAAGCAATATCCCGGATCAATCCATAAGTAGGCAAATAATAAGCAACATTTATTCCTGGGTATTTCAGTTTTGCGAGAACTGTTTTAAGAACACCAGCATAAGATTTCCCACTGCCATAACCACCAATTAAGCCGGTGTGTTTAGCGGTGGAAAATATGAAATCCTCTTGGTGGGGTAAAACTTCAAGCTTTATGTTCATTACTGATTCTTACTATTTCAATTGCCTGTAAGGTGTGATTGATATTTAACGGTTTATCAGGATCACCGCCTTCAACAGATATTTTTTTAGCAGGATAAAGAGCTTCAAGTTTGGATATTTCTTTTGCAAATGCAAGAAGGGTTCTTTTTCCTTGAGGGGTGTGTTTAGATATTGAATCCATTGCACGAATCTCATTTTGTAACCAAGCTATTCTTGTTTGCCTTTTTTCTTCAACAGTTGCAGCAGTTTCGGTATTCCAAAGTTTATATGCTTCATCCAAATATCGAATAGCCTGCCGTCTTGATATGCCCCAATTATCAGTTATTTGCTTAATAATAAAAGCATTTGGCACAGCATCAATCAACCAATTTTGAACCGTGAAAATCCTTTTTTCTTTAACAACTTTAGAAACTCTATTTTCTTTTGACATTATTTATCGCTTGAAAACATTTTTTTAATTACAGCAACATCACGCAAACCCTTATTAATTTCGGTTCGTAGTTTTATTGCTTCAATTTCTCTCATTCTTCTTAGTTCCGGATCGGGATCCATAATCACCTGATCTTCATAAATTTTGACGGCAGCTTGATTTCTCTCCACTTCTTCCATCAAATAATCAATAATATTATCTCTCATTTCAATAAGTATTTTTTCTATATGACATATAAGACACAAAAGTATGAAAAAGGGTGAATAAAATACCCTCTTATCTTTTAAATTTTTTTATTCCGTTTAAGTCAGATTCGATATCGAGATAATTATTTGCAGTATACCTCAATACTTTCCAACCTAACTTTGTGGCCAGATTATACTTCACAACATCCTTTGAGTACCCGGTAAGCGTTGTGTGTCCGGATTTCTCTGAAAAGATACCTTCATACTCGATAGCGACATTTAATTCTTCGATTGCCCAGTCAAACCGGAATTTTCTTTCTGAATCAAATACTAATTCGGTGACATATTTTAAACCGGAACCTTCCAATACGGATGCAATATGCAGTTTATATGGTCCGATTTCCTTTGGAATTTCGATTTTATTTTTTGGTTCTGCCGGAAAATGCACATTTTTAATCTTTCCGTCTTTTTCCAGCTGCTTTAAAATTGCTTTACTCCAAGTCATTTTCTTAAACTTTCACCTTTTAATTCGATGATGTTGAACATTTCAAAAAGCCTGTCGAAAACCCTGTCACCATAACGGTTACCGAAAGCGTGTAGCGTTTTATCAATATCCTTTTGAATTCCGTCCTGTTCATCAAAATAATTCATACTGATTAATGTTTTCGCATTATTTGCGTATCTTTTTTCAAACATCTTGCGGAATATATCCCGCTTTCCGAAGTTGCTGGCCATTTCTTCCGCCATGATGTCGTCAAAGTATTTGAATCCGTGAGCATATTTTTTATTGAAAGCTTTTTTATCCAGATCGCTGGAACAAAACTCGTACGCATCCACTACCTCGTCAGCTGTAAAATATCCAAATCCAAGCCTGTAACGGCGTAACTGTTGATGGGTTCCTTCAATGTCAGTTACGGTCAACCCATGAGATCTGGCATAGAAAAACATTTCATTGAATGTTCTCATAATTGAAGTTTTACCAATGCCTTTTCCGCCGATTATTAAAATGCCTTTGCTGAGATCCGGTTTTGAAATCTGAGAATTGATAAGGGGGCTTTTCAAAAATGCTTTTTTTCCGGTTAGGTATAAACAAATTGTTCTGGCCAGAATTCTTCCTTCACCTTCATTCACTTTTTCATCAAATTTTTTCCCGTTAAAGAATTCAAACGCTTCTAAAAATCTTGAATACAGACTTTCAACATCAATTGGTTTTAGTTCCGGAAGAATTATTTTTGAATCTTTTTTTTGTTCCAAAACTTTGATCTGATCATTTAAGTTTTTCTCATATTCAGCAGCCTGCTGATTGTATTTTTGAACCAAATGATGATTAGGATCTACTTTTAAAAGCATTTCAAGGATTGCCGTTTTCCGCGGTGGAGCATTATTTTTAGTTTCCTCTGTAGAGTTTTCTTTGTGGATTTCCATTGTTCACATTTTTAGAATTATTTTTATCAGGTTTTGGTTTTGAGTTAGAGTTTAACCAGAACTCAAAGTTTTTAATCATATCGCTTTCATTCTCCCATTTAAGATTTTCTAAATTCCTGGATTTATAATCCGCAAATTCATTAATACATTCTTTAATTCTTTCTACAGAAACTTTATTCTTCATTGCCCACTGATCAATTGAAATTTCTCTTGAAAGCAATATTTTTTTTGTTGTTGGAGGTGGAAAATTTTCTTCTACATTTCCTTTACTTTCCTTTACTTTTATTTCCTTTCCTTTACTTTGTGTACTTTCTCCGGAGTTTAAAGGTGTTGTTTCAGTATTTACTTTAGTTTCTTCCGGATTAATTGCGATTTCTTCCGAATGAATTAGATTAAATTTTTTTATTTCAGACTTTCGTTTTGCTTGGCGACAAATTAAATCGTAACGTTCTTGGATTCCATGTGATGTTAAAACTCCTTCTTTTTCAAAAATATAAGCATTGAACAAATCAACTTTTAAGCAGCATTTAATAACTTCATTTATATAACCCTCTTCAAAGCCCGTGATCTCGGAAACCATGAAAGGAAGCTCTTCATCCCACAGAATGTAATACCCATTCTCATAGATAGTACATAGCAGGCAAGCATATATTGAAATTGATTTACCACCTTGGTATTTGATAAGTTTTCTGATTTTAATATCAGAAAAGAACGTTACATCGAAAGGGAAATAATCAAGTCCCTGTTTAATCTTTCTAGCCATAATATTTATTTCTCAAATTCCCAGAATGAAAGTTTTCCTTTCACATTTAGAATTGGTTTATCATAGATGACTGCATTTTCTAAAACCCAGTTCCATATATATTTTTGACTTTTTCTTAAAATATGAAGTCCAGTATCAGGACAAACATAAAACTCCATTTTTCCAGCCCAAAGTGAATCGTGATTGATAACGCAGTCAACAATATCAACTTCACCAATGATTGCTCCATATAAAAATTCACAGGCATTCCAATTATCAGGCAATGATAAAAGTTGATTATTTGGCAGTGGAGAATCATACCAGTTATCAAATTTTACTTTCCCAGCAGATGCATGAATATAAACCCGGCCACGGAAATTTGTTTTCCAGGTTTTGTTCTCAATGTCTTTTATACCGTGAGCAATCAGTGATGCCCAGGGCTGTTTTATTGATAGTGCTTTCATGAATTGTATTCTTGGTTTAAATATTCGATATGTTTTTCAGCATCTTCTCTTGAAAAATCAACATTCTCACACCATTCTATATATTCTTCTCTGTTACAAAATGGGCAAGGGTCCTCGCCACCTCCATATAAGCTGCCATCATCATTACAGTGATCTAAATCCCATAAATAACCTTCTATGCAAGCAGCATCGGGATATGAAGCTCCAAAATGTGGAAATTCAGGACATTGTTCTTTCTTGTTTTCTTCTCTTGTTTTCATAGTTATTTTTTAAAAGCATTCATAATACTGTCAAGCATACTTACCGGAACAATATCATCGGCCCCGGTTACCGCATCTGCGATTTTCTTTTTTTCCATGATCAGTTCATACAGCCATTTATCAAGTGTGTTTTCTCCAAGCAAAGAAGTACAGCGAACGGAATTGAGCTGGCCGAAACGGTGACACCGGTCTTCGCACTGTTCCAGATCTGCAAAAGTCCACGGCAATTCGAGAAAAAGAACTTCAGAACTTGCCGTCAAAGTAAGTCCGACACCCGCCGCTTTATGAGATCCAATAATAATATTGGTCTTTGGATTTTTCTGAAAAGAATCAACTGATGCCTGTTTCTGCGATTCGTTTTCAGAACCGGTAACTCTGACCGCTTGTGGGTATTCTTTGCATAATTCATCCACAACGATCTTGTGACGGCAGAAAACAACGATCTTTTCTCCGGAATCCAGAATCTCATCGATGTATTCTTTAGCAGCTTCAATCTTTCCTTTTGCTGAAATTTGGAGAAGCATTGTAATTTTTACAATAACTTCAGATCTCATTTTCTTTCTAATCTCAGCATTGGAGAAATCATTTTCCTGTAAATATTTTTTGAAATCACTCTGTACTTTATCATACTCATCTTCATTGGTAATAGTAGAGTAGATGGCCTGTCTTATTTTTGCCGGAAGATCTTTCAGAACCTCATGCTTTTCTCTTCTGAAAAAACAGTTTTTGTTCAAAAGGTAATTGAGTTCCTTTAAATTGGATGCACCGCTTCCACCTTCACAATATCTGGTTTTGAATCCATCAGGACCGCCAAACATTTTAAGCCGGGAAATGATGGCCAGCTGTGTCCACAAATCGATTGGTTTGTTTACAACCGGTGTTCCGGTCAGTGCAATAACATATTCTTTACCTCTTGTGATTCTTAAGGTAATTTTAGTACGTTGAGAATCTTTATTTTTTAATTTATGGACTTCATCGATGATGATTGATTTTAAAATATCAATCCGCGGATCCATTATAATGTCAGCAGAATTATTCAGATCTTCTTTCTTTGGATATTTTTTGACAAAGAATTTTCTCAGGCTTTCATAATTCACAACGAAAACATCCGCAACACCCATTTCCCAATACCGGTGCCAGGTGTTCTTTACTTTATCATCAAGAATCATCACCTGCTTATCGGTCCACATTTCAAATTCCCGCTTCCAGTTTATTTTCAAGGCTGAAGGACAGATAACCAGGCAGGGAAAAGTAACATTGCCCTGAATCTCCGCACCCACTACAGTGGCCACGGATTGAAGTGTTTTTCCAAGTCCCGGCATATCCCCGTTGATAAATCTTTTCAGCTGTAAACCCCTGGCGACGCCCTGCATTTGATAGGGCCTCATTTCACCCTGCTTTAAAGGAATTGAGATCTCAAGATCCGGAAGAGCAGGGATGTCTTCAATTTGTTCCGGAAGCTGCTCCCCGATTTTGATGTGTGAAGCTTTGCATTTCTTACCGGTTTCATACACTTCTCTGATAAAACTGGAAGGAAGTATCCACGCTTTTTTTGGATAATTAAATTTGGCAGCGGGAACATAGTTTCTGAAAACAATCTCTTTATTGTTTTTTGAAAATTCAAACGGTTTATTGATATTTTCCATCTGCTCTCTGGTTAAAATAATACGTCCTGCAACATCCGGTTTTGAAATATAGCTGCCATCAAATATGCTCACGGTCCATTCTATGATATTGCAGATCGCTTTTATTCTTTCAGTATGATACTCTTTCCACCTTCCAAAACCGGTTTTTATGTGGAACTCATTTGTAAATTCGACGACCTGCATACTACCGGTGTTTTCTGATTATTTTCGGTATTCTCCTGAATGTAAAATGCAGATACCAGATATTAAATATTTTCATTTTATTCAGATTTACCGATTTGCCTGTAATTTTCAACCAGTGCCAGAGGGATCAGATTCTCATTAATCTGGCCCTGAGAAACGGCTTCCACAAATTCCAAAGCTATCTTCTTATCCTGAATCTTTTTATCTGCAATCTGGCATAAAGCTTTGCTGCGTTTAAGTTCAAGTTCCAATTGTTCTGATGAAAGATCTTCGTTCATCAGTCTTTCCATCATGTCGTCAAGGTGATCGTTAAATGTTAGGGTACTCATTGCTTCTTCTTTTAATAATTCTTTTTAGTTTTGAAATCTTTTTTATCTGAACTTTAAGTTCTGCCGGGTATCTGTGGATTGTGTTTCTCAGCATATTTTCAGCATTGGAAATGCATTCGAGGTTTTCAAGTCTTACATCCAGAGTGTCTTTATTTTTGAAAATAATGTTATGTCCTTTTGGGATTTCTCCATTTTGATCAATCCAGACTTTATGATGAAGAGGAATCCATTTTGAAAGAGAGACTCTGTAATACATATAGGTAACTCCTCTTTTATCATTTCTTACCGAGATACTTCCGTCATCTTTGGTGTTGTGGGGCAAATGACCCTTTTGGAAGAAAGTATGTTTAACTTTTTCTTTCACTTCTTCACTCATTCTTTTACCTTTATTTAAAGGTTCATGACCTTTATTGAATCGGGAATTAATTGATTTCTGTTTCATTAATTCACCAAATCCAAGTTCATGGCAACGTTGATGGGTTCCGGATTCCCCTCTTCCAAGTATTTTGGAAATAGATTTGTAAGATTTAGTCTGAATGTTATTTCTGATCAGATCATCTTCTTCTTTTGAAAATGGCTTGCTGTTCTTTTCTGCTCTTAATTTATGTATCAATTCATTTGGAACATGCAAACCCTCTTTTTTTATTATTCTCCTGGTAACCCCTTTTGACGTATTGAATTTTTTATCAATATCAGAAGCTGACATTTTTAAATAATTCTCTTTTGTAAATTGTATTTGTTCGGAAGTGACAACTGTTCGGGGCATCGCTTTTAATATTATTTATAATTTTGATTGAATATTTTTTCTATCTGTTTGTTACAGGTCTTTCTGGTTTTAGCACTTTTATCTGCTTCACCGTTGATGTAGAAAATAAAATGCTTGTTTCCTACCTTATCGATATTGGTTATCAACCCAAGCTTGTCAAGATATCCCTGCATGAAGCGGTATCTCAGTTTTGATTTAGGAGGTTCTGGAACTGTCATATCTTTTTCGGATTACGTAATCAGGAAACGGACATTGCTTTTGACAATCCTCGACAATCAAGCTTATATAGCGTTTCCGGATTGACGGGATGTAATATTCATTAGCACTTCTCGTCAAGTCAGAAATCAAACATTTGCTTTCAACTACACCAATATGAAAACGAGTATTTACATTATCGTAGGTCATTTCGGAAAGGCCTTCATTAGTTGGTGCTGTAATAGATGTGGCTGCTGATATTGTTTTTTCTTTCTTTTCCCATGCTACAATATCCCCTGCCTGAATCTTAGCTTCCTTTGCCGGAATTATTTCAAATTCCTTTTCGAGATCTTCGACAAATTCAACTGTAGTTTTTATTCCGGTTCTTTTAAAAGCGTAAGACAAACAGGTGTCTTTTTTGCTGATGGATGTTTGAAACAGTTTATTCATGATCATCAGCTGTTGAGAATTCTGAATTCATTTCTTCCGAAAGACTGAAAGAGCCTTCACTTTCATCATCATCAAAATTGAATGTTCCGACGGCGCTTCTTTCGGCTTGTTTGCCATCCATATATTCCAGTACCTCAGATTTTAATGTTCCGACAGAATTATAAAGTTCTGATGCAAATGGGTATTTCTCATCATTGAACTTCTGAAAAGGAGTGTTGAAGTTCACAACTTTTTCAGATGCCAATGTTTTGTATCCTGAAATCACAACACCTTCTGTGTCATCGGAGCCTGCTATTGTAATCCCTGTAACTTTATACTTTGGATATAATCTTTCAACTTCCAATGCACTTACAGATTTTAAAACCTCTTCTTCACAGATGTGAGCCAAGTGAGGAATAAGTGAATCAAATGCAGTCTGAAGGTCTTCATGAATTGGCGCATCAGATGATGTAGATATTTTATTTTCAACATCGTTTTCTTTCGCGGTGTACTCATAAGAAAGAAACAATCTGCTCTTGATCTTTGCTTTTTTAATTTCAATACTCATTTTATTTATTTTTAAAAAGGTGTTTTGTTAAAATTTATTGACATTCCATTTTGTGCAGCACGGACATCTTTCCCGGTTAATGAGGAAACTTTTTTCGCAAAATTGATCTCGTGTGAGTTGCTGTCTGATAAGTGGATTAAAACGATGTTATTTACTGCTGTGAGGTCATTTGCTTTCAAGAATTCCATACACGTATCAAGGCTCATGTGGCTGTTATAGATCCGGTCCCGGAGAAACTTTTTATCACCCAGTTTTTCATCTATTATTTCCTGGTCATAATTTGCTTCGATGATAATATTGTTTAGGCCTTTGAAAGTAAATCCGGAGTAAACAGTGTCGGTTAGAAACAGGACTGTTCCACAATCGTTATGATTAATTAAAAACCCGCAAGGTTCCGCAACATCGTGAATCGTAGGAAATGAAATCACATTAAAGTTTCCCACTCTGAATTGTCCTTTTTGAGGGATCTCTTTTTTACGGAGGCCACATATTGAAATCTTCGATTTGGAAAAAGTTCCTTTAGTAGCATAAGTATTGATTCCGGCTTTCATAACTTCATCAATACTCTTTGCATGATCTCCATGTTCATGAGTTACCAGGCATCCGGAAATCTTACCCACATTGAAATCCACAGCTTTTTTGATTTCCATGATGTGTACACCACATTCAATCAGAAGTGCTTCCTGCTCATTTTCAAGCAGGTAAGCATTTCCTTTGGAACCTGAACCGATCACTTTTAGCTTCATTTTAGAATCCTGGACCATCAGCTTCAGCAGGTTCTTTTTCTTTAGAATCTGAAGTTTTGACTTCCGGCGTATCTGCCACCTCTTCATATTCAACAGCATCAGATATGTCCTTAAATCCTAACTCTTCCTTATTGGCGTTTTGCTTAATGTCATTTTGAACATCAGAAGCCACGCGGTCTGCCTGAGATTCTTCTTTGTCAATTTCACCGGTGAAAAGGACAGCATCATCAGAACTTCTGATTAACATTTTACAGGCTCTGTTAATCACGGTTTTCATTGCCATCTGATCCGGAAAATTTTTGTGAGCAGGAGAATTCCCTTTCATTGCTCCCTGGTTCCAGGAATCTCTGATTTGCTGGATGCTCATGATTTCGACATCCCTCACACCATCATTCATTTCGATCATCGCATAAGCTCCGATAACATCTTTGCTTCCCATGCTTTCCAGGGTTTGTTTGTGTTCTTTGATTTTGGTTCTTCCGGATTCCGGATCAACTTCAAAAACAAATGAATCTCCTTTGAAAACGGCTCTGGCCTTTATATCTTTAAGGTTTCCAAATCTCTTGGCTAAAACCACATTCCCGGCATATTCTATGGAACAATCCAGTTTATCACCATAAGGAATGAAATCACATTGCTTTTTCATCGGAGAAAGTCCCCAAACAACCATTTTTAAAAGTGCATTTGCAATACTTTCTTTTGTGCAGACTTCCAATACCGCTTTCCCCTGAGTGTTTTTTTGCTCGCTTAGGATCAGGTAAGCGGATTTCAAAGCATTTTCAGGCGAATAATCTTGTGGGATTCTTAATTCTCCGGCACTCTGAAATGCATCTACTCTTTCTAAAACTTGAGCAGAAATATCTTTTTTCGCTCTTTCTAATTGTGTGTTGTTTTCTTGTGACATTTTTAAATATTTTAATTAATTCTTATTTTTTTATCTTCCGGTGAAACGAAAAGGTTGATGATCTGCGAATTACTTTCCTGAAGCTTCACAACGCTTTCTCTATTGTCAATAAAGATGGGTGCAGATACATTATAGAAATTGCAGAGAGTGTTGATAATATCAATCCCGGCATTTATTTTAGAGGCTGTATTGGCATCAGAGAAAGGAACACCACCAATCAAAGCTTCACAGCATTCTACCAATGCTCCGTTTATCTGTTTGTCAAACAATTTGAATTTTACAAAGGAGAATTTTTGATTTATTTTCGCTTCAATAGTATCTACTTTCAGCTTTATGAAATTGTCTATGATATATTGGGATTTTTCAATATTGGCGATTTCTTGGGCAAGGTTTAATTCTTCTTTCTGAAGATCTTCGATTCGCTGATCAGCAGCTTTGATAAGATCGTTTGATCTGATTAAATCTCTTAATTTCTGAATCTCACTGTTTAATTCTGTTTTTTCCTGAATAAGAGATTGGTTTAACTCTTTTTCCGGGATGTCGAATTTTATAGCTTCTAACTTTTCAATTTCAGCAATAACATTTTTATATTCCTGATCATCATTTAACATCACTTCAACAACCAATTCCAAAGAAGGTTTGCCGGAAGATTCATTTTCAGTATTTTCAAGATCAATTTTTAAACTGTCAATTTCTTCCCGGACTTTATTAATATAATTTTGACCGGCTGAAATCCTGGATTCTAATTCTTTCAGTTCTTCCTCAGCATTTTTCTTTTTTTGCGCAATATTTTTGCCTTCAGCATTTATTTCATCAAGAATTTTCTTTTTATTGGCGTTAAAATTTGATAAAAGATCTTTTTTTGTTTCTTCTGTTTTTTCAGAATCAAGTTCTCTCTTACAGCATGGGCATACAGCATTACTCTCTGAGAAAATAAATGTTTTAGCATTCTCCAAATTCCAGTCATTCCTTTTTAAAGTGATGCTGCTTTCATAAGATGATATATTCTGAATAAGCGTCTCTTTTTCCGTTGTCAGCTTTTTAAGTTTATTCTGAGCCGGAACTAATTCATCAGAGTTTTTTTTCTGAATTTTAGAAGAGATTTCTGAAGCTTTAGATGTGTGAGAATCTAATTGTCTTTTTGCATTTTCTGTTATATCAAAATGAATGGAATTCTTTTTGGACCTAAGTTTGAAAATTTCTTCCTGATTTGAATTTCTTTTTTTGATCAGTTCATCATGTGCTGCAGCTTTATCGTTAAGCTGGTTATCAATAGATGAAATTTTATTTTCTAATGTTTTTATTTCTGAACTTACTGCTGAAGAATCAACATATTCCGGCTTATTCCTTTCTACTTCATCGATCCTGGTCGGGATTAGTTTAATATCATCTTTGGCTTTTTTGATGGTAGAAGCAATCTGTTTTTTATACTCATCAAGAGTTTTATTTGTAAGCTGGGAAAGCAATGACAGATAATCAGGATTTCCTTTTGCGAGATCAGCATCAGAAATTTCCCCGGCTACTTTGATCAAAACATTTCTTCTGTCCTGCCATTTAAGTGCATTAAAAGCAGTAGGAGATGTGATCAGTTTGAAAACGTTTTCATCAAGTATTTCGCTTACCTTATTACCGAATTCCTTTTGGGATAAAGGAACTTCATTCCAGTAATACAATGTTTCGTTCCCGGAAAATTCCGCTTCCAATGCTCCTTTCTGTTTTACCCATTTTTCTCTGAAAACTCTTTTAACAGTGATCACATCACCGTCTATTCCAAGATTAGCAGATACCTCATGATCTATCTTTGGAATTACATTGTTGTGCAGGTCCAGTGTTTTAATCTGGAAATCTTTTCTGTCAGTTGAATCTTTTCCGAACAAAAGCCAGGTAAAAGCATCGAAAATTGAGGTTTTCCCTGTTCCGTTATCTCCATAAATATTGGTGTTGGCATCGAAATCAATTGTTAAATTTTTAATCCCTTTAAAATGTAACAGGTTCATTTTAATAATTTTAACTGTACTCATTGCTTAAATCTTGGTTTTATAGGTTAATTTGCTTTTTTTCAGGATAAATATTTGAAGTAATGGCTAAGCCGAAAACGTACGTTGTACAATATTCAGCCTGCCTGCCATTGTCAGTGAATGGTATTTTGTCAATTCTTACAAAGGATTTTAATACCGACTTTAATAGTTTTTTCAAGTGTTTTCTCATTGCTTTTGTTTTTATATTGTTAGTGTTTGAGCAGATTTATTTTGATGTTTTGTCTTATTTCATCTTTTCTTTTTTCTTTGACTTGACTTTTACGAGTGGTTCCCACGCCACTCGGTAAAAGTTTTTCCAAGCCTGCTTCAATACGAGTAGCATATGATTTTAGAGCTCTCACTTCAGATAGAAGTGTTTTAACCTCTTGTTCGCCCAGATTCATACTGTTTCTTTTTCAAAAATTTCTTCTTTTTTATATCCTGCATCCTCTAATGTTTCGAGAAAAGCCGCTGTTCTACGAATGGAAGGTGATTTTCTTTGTAGATTTCTAATAATGCTGTCTGGTTTCATTGAACCGCCATCTTTCTTAATGAGTTCTCCTAAAAGAGAGGGGGTGTTAAGAATAATATCACAGTATTTTTTTTGAGCTATCATAATTTGTTTTATATTTGTTAACAACTATAAAACAAAAGTATGTCAAATATTTGACATTTTAAAATAAAAAGTAAAATATTTTACATATTAAATTGTAATTATATGATTATCAATGCAGAAAATTTGAAAAAAGCTCGAAAAGAAGCTAAATTATCTCAAGAAATGTTAAGTGAATTGCTAGGGGTGTCTAGGCAAACTATTATTTCGTATGAAAAAGGAGGTGAGATTCCAGAAACAAAACTTAATAGAATAAAACAGATTTTTAATGAAATGTCAAATAATTTACATATTGATGTAAAAGAAATTGAGTTAAACTCTAAAGAATCTTTATTAAAGGATAATATTGCTTCTGTAGATACATCAAACCCAATATATGAAGTTATTCCTGTTCCTGAAGATGATTATATGGTGGTTGAATTTGAAGATTTGGAAGCGGCAGCGGGAAAATTGGGAGGGAATGACATTACCGTATTGCCCGAGCGAAAGAAAAGACTTGTTCCGAGAGAATATGCTAAGGGCTCTTATCTTGTAGTTAAAGTTTATGGAGATTCAATGAATGACCAAACATACAGATCTATTTTAAATGGTGATGAGATTTTAATAAAACAATATTTTGATTTTATTGAGAATCTGCCTATAAGAAATAAACTTTTTGTAATTGTCACGGATGATGGCAGTAGAGTTGTGAAACAGATTAAAGAAGTAGATAAAAAAAATAAAAAAATAATCTGCCATTCCTTTAATCCAATATGGGAGGATTATCCTGTATATTTTGACCAAATTACACAAATTTTTACTGTTGAAAAGAAAGTTAAATCAAACATATTTTTTTAAATCACCAAATCACCAAATCAGAATATCAAATGGAAAATAAGAAAA